GAGAACTGCGAGACATCTGCAATAGGTAGAGCTTTAGCTAACTGGAAGTACCAGGGCAGCAATAAACCTAGACCAAGCAGAGAAGAGATGAGCAAAGTATCTGATAGTAAACCAGCTGCACCTAAAAAAAAACCTATAGCACAAGAGACAGTGACATCCCTTTCTAATGAGATGAAGGAGATTGTATTGACTATGTGTGCAGGTGATAAGAAGTTTGCAGCTAATGTATGGAAGTACACTGTAGATAGAATGGCTGTCAAGCAAGGTATGCCAAAAGTTATGGCAGACTACAGCGATGATAACCAAAAGACATTTATAGATGTAGCTTCTAAATATATAGACAAACAAAAGAAAACATTTGAAGAACGTAAAAGTAATTCAGATGTAGTTAATGACATCATTGAAGTATTTGATGGTGAAGTAGAAGTAAAAGAAGGAGATGACATGACAGACATACCAAGTGGAGAATGGGAGAAGGATGCACCTAGTGAGAAGCAGCTTAACACATTTAATAACTGTGTAACTAAAGCTATTGACAACGGTGACGATGAGCTAGCAGCAAAAGCTAAGGCAGCATTGTCAAACGGTAAGATAACTAAAGGTAATATCTTTGACTGGGTAGATACAGATACCTGGTCTCTAAAGGACGGTTCCTAACATGGCTTACGTACACGGGTTGAAGGAACCTAAGCAAGGCACGGATTCATACCGTGTCCTGGAGAAGTTAAAAGAACATAGACATGACTGGGTATGTGGTACTACATTTCAAAGAATGTTTATACCTACATATTCGCAGCGCGTATCTGACCTACGTAAGATGGGTTACGGCATACATGCTGCACAATGTAGAGACCATATGTTCTGGCACCATGACCATAAAGGTAATGTTGCTATGTATTCGTTAACAGACTTTGAGGAGGCACCATTCTAATGAGTGATTTAAAAAATGTAGAGACACTTGTATTAATAAAAGAACTATTAACAAGAGGTACAGACAACGGAGTTAGGTTGTTTAGAGAAGCAACCATAACTGCTAAGGACGGAAGAACGCAGCTGTTAGGTATCATGGCTGCAGTAGAGATGAAGTTAGATACACCAGCAGAGGAGGAGTAATGGTATTAGATATGATGTTAGAAGATGCTATCAAAGAATCTAAGATGTGGGAGATAAACAATCCCAGGGTACACGCACTGCTGCGTAATCTTATGTTGTTTGTTGACCACTCTGACACCATAACTGATACACAGACACAAGAGATATTTTCTTATCTATTAACTCTGACACGTTCGTATGGTGACCCTAAGTTTAAGGTACCAGTAGGTGGCTAAAGAATCTTTAGGTTATCCCATCCTTTTTTATTTACAGTAAATGTAAGTACACCTGGATGGGACCAAAGACCAGACCTAGCTGTAAAGTCTATGCTTTTATCTAAGCTAGGAGATTGAAACCAAGTCCTATCACCTTGCTGCTTTGCACGGAAGTGATGATAGTGACCTGTTATTAAAATCTGCGCATCCTTAGCTGGCAAGAATCCATACATCTGTCCCTTCCACCAATTCTCAATCTTAACTTCTGCGTTGGACCCACCACCAGACATATGTCCATGAGTCCAAGCACATGGTATATTTTTTATAGTCATAACTTGATGGAATCCCTCTGGTATTTCTACTCTTACATTCTTATATCGTTCTTTATTAGCAGACATAATCTCTCCACATATTTGTAAGTGCATGGTATCAGAGTTATCTAATCTGCTTGTAGCTACTTGACCTTTACTTGTCCTGGACATCTCACCATGGTTACCTGGCGCACCAGCAAGTATTAACTTATCTGCATGTGGTAAGAATGTATCTATTGTTTTCATAATCATAGACCTAGCTAATGCGTATTGCTCAATCAGTGAGAGAGAAACATTGTGTGGTTGACTCTCGTAAAAATGTGGAGTACAGTTTTCTGTGAGGTCACCTAATCCTATCATGTATATTTCATCTATCATTACACCAGACTTGCGCAGCTCTTTGATTCTATTGACTGCATCTTGCAGCGCTATGTCATATCTTTTAAGAGTATTCTCTACTCCAAAGTCCTTCTTGCCTAGCTGCCAATCAGCCATAAAGAATAAGAATGCTGTGTTACCACCATGAGTTTTTAATTTAAGAGGTGGTTTTTTACCAGCTTGTTTGAATAATGATTTAAAATATTTATCTTGACCAGGATTCTTCTTACGTACTACACCTTTAAATGCAAAGAATGTTTCTGTTGTGCCACCTTTAAGTTGTACATTCCAGGAACTAGCTTTAACTGTATCTACAATCTCGTATAGATTTGGGTCAAACCCCCAGTCACGCAGAATACTATCAAACTTATTTCTAAAGTCTGGGTCCGTGCCAACGTGTGTAATTTCACCTTGACCAGTAGCTTCGTTAACTTCTAGTCCAGGTTGCCATCCAGATTTATAGAAGTTATTACCCCATTCTTCTGGTATTTTATTAACCATATATTAACCTCCCTGTTATAACCATTATACATAGCTGCAACAAGGTAAGTTGTAGTTTAGAAATTACTTAGTGATTTGTTTTTTTGCGTATGTCTTGACAACTGCAAGCGCAGCACCACCACCAGCTAACGCAGCCAGTTCAAGTGTGTTAGCATCAAGTGATACTAAAGGTGCAACAACTAAAGCTCCAAGGAATGCTTCAACGAAAGTCCATAAAGTTCTTTCCAGCATATCTTTAAGGTCTTCACTCATTCTATACTCCCATGAATCGGACCAAGGTGTCCACCATACATCCTTCTTGAATGTACCATCCTGGTTTCTTGCTCTCTTTATTCTATCAAACATTATCTTATTACTCTTCCTTTTAACATAGCATTTGTTTGTAACACATTACCATTAATCTCTTGTAGTTTTTCGTACACATCATTAGGTTCTTGTGGTTCTAGTTGTATCTTGCTGTACTCTATGGTTACTTGGTTACCTATTAATAATTGTTTTGCAACCTTATCATATAATTTTACGTACGCATTTTTACTACTGCCCACCATGCCGTTAAAGTTTACATCTAAATCTTGTTGAGTATCACCTACAATTAAACAACCACTGGTATGTTCATCAGTGTTACCTGTATGTATGAGTATATATTCAAATCCTGGTACATCTTGTAGCCACAACATTCCATAATGGTCTGCACCGTAACGTTCTTTATACCTAGTATGAAAACCACCAACGGTTCTAAATTTTATTTCGTATGTACCTTCTGGTATGCAAGTCTCGTGCATAACTTTTACTGATTGATACTGGTCCTCTAATGTATAGCACTCAAAGATACCATCAATGAACAACATTCCATTGGTCGCATCTCTACCCAGCTGTGTTCTTACAACTTGTAGTTTCACCTATACCTCCATACTTGTCATTACATATTGTAACATACGTGCCTTTATCATTGACGTAGGTCACACACATTACTTATCACCACAACAACCACTACCGCAGCAGTCCATACTATTCTCCTTTTCTAAAACTAATAGTCAATAACCAAATGGCTAATGTAATTATGGTGGCAAGTCCAGTGATTTGCCTGGCGCTTCCAGTCAAAGTCAAAGTAGCTATGATTAAACCAACCAAAGTCCAACTAAGGTTTAATGTTTCTTTAATTGCCTGGACAAACCAGTTCCATAATCTTTTAATCATAGACTTCTCCTAAATACAAAAGCTGCCATACTAACTATTCTAGTCAAGATTACAGGAACTACGACTTCTTGTGCTTTTTCTTTCTGGTCTTGTGTCATATCATCTCCAATGTTACTTATAGTTATACCTTCAAAATCTAAATCTACAAATGTTTCTATAGGGTTTTCAATAAACGACTCATATGTTATCTCTGTTACAACATCAGCAAGAGTATAGTTCTCTACATCTGCGTTCTCTACAGCTCTCTCTACATATTCTTCTACTGCTTCAGCTACGACTTCATCTTCTTTAACAGCTTCAGCAATAATTTCAACATCATCTTCTTCTACTTGTAATACTTCTGCTACGACTGCGACTTGTTCTTCTGTAAGTTCTTCTACATTTTCTATAGCTTCTTCAACAACAGCTTGCACTATCTCTTGTACTTCTTCTGTTGCTTGGTCCAAGTTTTGTACACCAATGTCATTAACTTGTTCTATAACTTCTATGACTTCTTCAGTAGTAACTTCTTCTATGACAATATCTTCTATGACTTCTTCTACTTCAGCAACTTCTACAGCTACCTCTTCTTCAGTTAGTTCTTGACTATCCTGGTCTTTGACATCTTCTTCTTGAATTGTTTCTTCTCTGATGTCGTCATCTCGTAGTATCTCTTTGTCCAACTCATCTTCTAAAACTTCTTCTTCAACATCTTCCTGTATTGACTCATCCAAAATTTTCTCTGTAATCTCTTCAACTTCTTCATCTAGTATTTCCTCTATAATTATTTCTTCTAATTCAAAAGTTTCTTCTTCAAACTCAAACTCTTCTTCAAGTTCCTTAACATCAATTTCAAGTTCCTCTTCAACAATAGTTTCTTCTTCCAAAGGTTCAAGTTCTTCCACTTCATCTTCAAACTCCAGGTCAAGTACCATATCATCGTCATCATAAAACTCTTCTTCGGTATCGTATTGCTCTTCATCTTCTACAATAATAACACAATCACCTCTATCTATTTGTGCATCAGTCATATAGCATCCATACTTTTCCTCATTAGCTTTACGTTCATTGTCACGTTCTATTGTTCCATCTTCTAATTCGTGTTCTTGATATTCACCAACAGAACCATCATCCATTACAACCTCAAACTTTATAGGTTCTGGAGGTGGAGGTGGTGGCGGTGGTGGAGGTGGTGGCAAAGTTGTAGTTGTTGTTGTAGTAGTTGTAGTAGGCATAACATACTTAAAAGATATGTCATCTAACAAAGACCAATCGTTTATTGTTATTGTAAAACTCTCTATAAAAGTATCTAAAGTATCGTAGATATTATAAACAATTGTCTCTAACATAGTCTGCAAGTTAGAGTTACTTTGTGCTTCTAATACATTCTCTTGTGTTGTTTCATCTGTATGTGTATAGGTAACTGTACCTTCATTGTTTAATGCACCTATAGTAAAACCTACTTCGTATATCTCTATGTCTAATTCTTCTTCATCTACTGTGGTAGTCTCTGGTAATATAAATGTATAATCTTCACTATCATTACCATGTTGAAAATAATGTAAGTTCATACAAAAATCTGTACAACCAAACTGTCCATCGTAATTATCATCAATGACTATATTGTTTTTTACTTCGTTACCATCAAGGTCCAGCTCATCTTCTGGTAACTCTATATCTGTAGCTTGTTCATAAGTAGGTATAGTTGTAGTAGTAGTAGAGGTCGTAGTTGTCGTGGTAGTTTCTGTAGTTTCTTCTTCTAGTTCTTCTTCCTCTATAGGAGGTGGACCATCAAAGGTTTCTACTTCCTCTGTTTCTCCTGGGATAGTAGTAGTAGTAGTGCTAGTAGTAGTAGTGGTAGTAGTACCTGAAGTATCTGTATTATTTTCATTAGCATATAAAGGTAATGGTAGCAGTAAAATTACTGCGAATAGAACTCGCAGCATTACATTACAATCGCTGCAACAACTCCACCTAATGCTACAAGTAATGTTAGTACTTTATAAAACTCTGCTTTATCTAGCT